TCATGAGATTAATCTATTAGCATGTCTTACAGAAATTATGATGAGTTGTGAATTCAAATGACTAGCACTAAAATTTGTAGAAAATGTGGTAGAGATCTTCCTATATCATGTTTTAGAATTAGAGGTGAAGGAGATAAACCAAAAAGAATTAATATTGATTGTAAAGAGTGTGTTAGAAAAGATGATAAAATTAGAAGAGATCTCAGAAAAAATGCACCACCAATTCCAAAGGTATGTGATTGTTGTGGACAATCACCTTTACAACCATATCGTTCCCAACATAAAAAATTATGTTTAGATCATAATCATAAGACTGGAAAATTTCGTGGGTGGATATGTGATAGTTGTAACGTAGCACTATCAAGAGCAGGTGATTCTTTAGATGGAGTTAAAAAATTAGAAAAATATTTAATGGAGTGTGAATTCAAATGAAAATTGGCAAAGAAGAATTAATGCATTGCCGTTTACAGGCATGGTTAAGAGAAAACAAATCTGATGATGTAGAATATCTTGGATATTATCCTGATATTTTATGTCAAGATCATCATTGGTATCGTATAGGAGAACATGAAGTTACTGCTGATGCCATTGAAGATATATCTTTAGTTGAAGAATAACTATGACTATTATGAAAAAATTAAAAAAAGAAAAATTAAGAAACCAAGTCAAGTCTAGATTTTATTATTTGTTCTGGGGTCTTGCAACTGTATCAGTATTTGCTGGTCAGTTATATGTCGGATCTGGATATAGATCTTACGCAGAATCTCTTAACAGAATATTTGATGCAGTTGAAGTAGAAATGGCTCGTCCTAAATTTTATTAATGAAAACTCTAAAGTCATTAAAGACACCACTCAGGTATCCTGGTGGTAAGTCAAGAGCTGTAGCAAAGCTACTACAGTTTCTTCCAAATCTAAATCAGTATAAGGAATTTCGTGAACCATTCTTAGGTGGTGGTTCTGTAGCATTAGAAATTACAAAGAGATATCCTAACATAAAGATATGGGTTAATGATTTATATGAACCATTATATAATTTTTGGTGTGAACTACAGCATAGTGGACAAGATCTCGAAGATGCTATACTCTCTAAGAAGAATCATTATCCTGATAGAGATACTGCTAGAGAACTTTTTAATAATTCAAAAGAAGAAATAAATGACCAAGAAAAATCTAAATTTGATCGTGCCGTCGCTTTTTATATCGTTAATAAGTGTAGCTTCAGTGGTCTCACTGAGTGTTCATCATTTTCTCCACAAGCATCCGAATCCAACTTCTCCTTTAGAGGAATTGAAAAACTCTCAGAGTATTCGGAACTCATTGAGAACTGGACCATCACCAACACCTCCTACGAAAAACTTCTAGGAGACGAGAAAGATGTATTCATTTATCTTGATCCACCCTATGATATTAAAGACAATCTCTATGGTCAGAAGGGTGGTATGCATAAGAAGTTTGATCATGATCAGTTTGCTAACGATTGTGACAATTTTACTTCTTCAATGATGGTATCCTACAACTCATCTCAGATTGTAAAGGATCGTTTCAAGGAGTGGACAGTTGGGGAATTTGCACACACTTACACCATGAGGAGCGTGGGATGCTATAATATAGATCAAGCAACAAGGAAGGAGTTAGTCCTATTAAATTATGAAATGTGAAGTAAAACTATTTGTGGCAGGACAAGTCTTTAAGGAGACTGTACATGCACGTAACTATGATGAAGCAAGAAAGGTTGCACTTGCTCGTAACCCAAATGCTAGAGTAGTATCTGTTAACGCATTATTCTCATGAAACCTTTAGAAGAAAAAATTAAAAATGCAGAGGCTAGGATCAAAGAGTTACAACTCTTGATCGAAGCTTGGAAAAAGAAATTAGAGGAGACTGATGGATTATAAAACATCTGGTGTGGATATAGAAGCAGGTAATGCTTTTGTTGAAGACCTAAAAAAGAAAGCACCTGCTATTGGAGGATTCAATGGTATGTTCGAGGTTCCTCGTGGTTATGAGGAACCTGTTTTAGTATCTGGTGCTGATGGCGTAGGTACTAAGATGAATATAGCAAGAGTTTTTAATGACTATACAACTATAGGACAAGACTTAGTTGCTATGTGTGTCAATGATGTGATCTGTAGTGGTGCTAAACCATTATATTTTTTAGATTATATCTCCACTAAAACAATTGATAATAATGTTGCTGATGTTATGGTCGGTATCCTTAAAGGATGTGAGATAGCAGGTGTAGAATTATTAGGTGGAGAAACAGCAGAACATTTTAGGCAGAATGATTATGATATTGCTGGATTTTGTACTGGTATAGTAGAGAAGAATGAAATTATAGATGGTAGTCTTATTAAACCTGGTGACAAGGTAATAGGATTAGCAAGCAGTGGAATTCATAGCAATGGATATACTTTGGTCAATGATATGTTATGGAGACATAAGATATACTATAAGGATACACCTGAGTTAATTGTTCCTACTACAATCTATGCTCCTATAGTTCAAGAGTTGTTGGATGAATATCCTATTCTTGGTATGTCACATATCACAGGTGGTGGTATTGTAGGTAACCTTCCTAGATGTATTCCAAATGGATTAGAAGCAAGAGTTGATTATAATTCTTGGCCACTACCAGAGATCTTTAAGAAGATACAACTTGCTGGTGAAATAACAGAGGAAGAAATGAAGAGAGTGTTTAATCTTGGTATCGGGTTCTGTTTAATAGTTCCACCAGATGTTACTATAGATACTACAATCCCTCATTGGGAAATAGGAGAGGTATATGAAAATTGATACACAAGGAATGAGTCTTCCACTCGATCCTAATTACATAGAGAAGACACCAGTAGAAGAACAACGAAATAATTTAAAACCTGCTACTATTAAACCACGTAGGTTATTTACCGACACTTATGCTAAAGAGATGAAGATACTTATCAATGAAGTATTAGATGAACGTGAGCATAAGAGGAGATTAGCAGGAGCATATGATGATGTTAAACCTTTACCACCATCATATTTTGATACTGAACATTTCAAACATTTAGTTGGTGAACCAGAACCAGAGTATAAAGATTGGAGTCAATCTGATAATTCACAAGAAAAATATCATCCAGGATATTATCAATGAGAACACAGAACAAAGAAAATTATTACTATATCTTCTGGGTTGTAGCAATGATTGCTTTCATAGTTCCTCAAGTCTTTACTGCTATAGCATATCATAGGCTTGCAGATTTATTAACCAAACCCATACAAGTTGAGCATGTAAATGAAAATCACTCAAAAGATAATTGATGACCTCACTGAGGCATTAGCACACACCAAGAAAGATGGTACTGAAAACTGGAAAGATGGTGATGAGATAGATGTCTGTCTCGCTGGCACATTTGCTGCTGACAAATTTATTACTCTTATTAATAGGAGCAAGGAGAAATGAATATGTGGTATGTTATAGGGTGGACAATAGTTACACTGTGGTTACTATCTAAATTTGGAGTGTTTAAAAAATGAGACTAGGAGTTATGTGTTCAGGTGAGGGAACTAACTTCGAGAACATAGTTCATTCATGCCCTAAGCATCAAGTCGTGCTTATGGTATATAATAAAAAGCACTGTGGTGCTTCAAAGAGAGCAGATAGATTAAACATTCCTTCTGTTCGTATTGCTAGTAAGCATGAGGATGACATCATTAAAATATTTGAAGCATACAATGTTGATATAATTGTTATGGCAGGATGGATGAGAGTCATGACCAAGAAATTCTGTGATGCATTTCCTGGTAGAATAATTAATTTACATCCATCATTGTTACCTAAGTACAAAGGACTTCATGCTATTGAACAAGCAATCGAAGCAGGTGAAGAGACTACAGGATGTACTGTACATTTTGTTAACGAACACCTTGACTCAGGTGCTATAATAAAACAGCAGGAAGTACCAATTCTTCCTGGTGATAATGTTAAGACTGTCACTAGAGCAGTACAACAATGTGAACATCAACTTTTACCTTTAGTACTAAATGCATTATGAAATTTAAACTAAATTATGCTGTAACCATAGGTTACTTTGCTGCTGCAATATTGACAGGAGGACTTGTATATCTCGGTCATAGTAATCATAGACTCTCAGATAGTAATGATGAACTTACTACAGAGGTACAAGCACTCGTTGAAGCATACCTAACAAGTGATAAGGATTGTTATTTGTTAGCACCTAAACCAGACGATTTTATTATATGGGAAGAAATGCCATACAAGGAGATGATTTAATGAAACCAAAAAAAGTATTACGTGCTATGCTAGAACAACCATGGCTGTATAATGAAGAAGAACTGAAACAGATTCAGGATAAATTAGATGAACTTGAAGACGAAGGTGTTCAGGAATTGTGGCATCGTCGTAGCACTTTAGGATTCTCTAACAAACCTGAACAACTGAATGGTTAATATGTGGAGAGTATGGAAATACGCATTGGGAAGTTTTTCTGATGACAAGACAGAAAAATATGACAATTACGTGGTTGTGGTACGGACTATTATATTCATTTCTTATCTTGTTACTAACTGTTTTATTATTAGCGGAGTGATCCGTCACTGGAATAATGTACCAACTGAAAGATTACCTATACAGTCTGAACCAATCCAAAAAGAATATATTGGATGATGATTCTGTTGCTGTAAAAAAGTATCAACCTTATATTATTAACAAATGTCTATCATCATTTACTGATACTATTCTGTTAGTAAATGAAATGAATAAAGCGTGGCATCTACCTAAGAAGTTACAGTATGACTTTTTACTAAATAGTGTGAAACCAAGAAAGAGATTCTCTCCTTGGTCGAAAAAGGATTCTACTGAATACCTTGATGTAGTGAAAGAGTATTATGGTTATAATGATGATAAAGCTCTTCAAGCATTAAGAATTCTTACTAAGGATCAACTCGATAAGATTTCATATTCATTACGGAAAGGTGGCAATGAGCGTAGATCATGATATACAATGGAAACAAACTGATATGGTTGAGGTTTCCTTATCCGAACCAGATGACTTTTTAAAAGTCCGAGAAACATTAACAAGAATTGGAGTAGCATCCAGAAAAGAGAAGAAGATATATCAATCTTGTCATATACTACACAAGCAAGGTAAGTATTATATCGTACACTTTAAAGAATTATTTGCACTAGATGGTAAGAAGACTAACCTATCATCTAATGATGTACAACGTAGGAATCGTATAGTACAGTTACTTGTTGATTGGGGATTGATTAAAATTAATCCAATAAGTGAAGCTAAGATTAAAGATCTTGCTCCATTGAATCAAATTAAAGTTCTTTCATTTAAAGAGAAGGGTGACTGGACGCTTGAATCCAAATATAATATTGGTAGAAAGAAACAAGAAGTAGAATAAACCGTATTCTAGTTTCATAGCAATGTGTTATAATTAGTTATGGATGCCTTCGGGATCCACACAACACAAACTCGCTTATAAAAGGAGCTAAGAATCATGGGTAACAAAGACCTATCCCATTTTGTATGGGATCATTACACACCATTTTCTATTGGTTTTGATGAAACATTTCAGAGACTTGAGTCTATCGCAACAGCAGGAAGTAACTATCCACCTTACAACGTCATTAATGGACCTGATGGTAGAACCAGTTTGGAAATCGCTCTTGCTGGATTTTCAGGAGATGATATCGAAGTCTCAACAGAAAGGAATGTTCTAAACGTTTCAGCATATCCAAAGAAAAAGGATGAAGAGAATTATAAACATAGAGGTATAGCATCTAGGTCATTCCAAAGGCAATGGCAGATGGGAGCAGACGTAGAAGTTAAGGAAGTAACATTCCAAGACGGTTTGCTTACAGTTACACTAGAGAAGTATATACCTGAAGCACAGAAGAAGAAGCTTTGGTTCGGAAAAGAACTTAAGAAGCTTGACTCTTCTGTTTCTTAATGCTATAGTGTACACAGCGTGAATAAGATATGGCCTGTCAAGTAATAACCCTTAGAACTGGGGAACGTGTTATAACGGAACTCAAGGAAATATATGATGGAGAAGGGGATGATAAGAAGGGTGTATGTCTTCTTATGGAAGATCCATACGTCCTACACTTAGATACTCAAGAACCACAGTATCTCACTGAACAACTAGGTGCAGAATATAAGGTACGCTTTAGCAAGTGGAATCCTTATTCATCTGACTGGCAATTTAAGATGCCTTATGATGCAGTTATGACTATTAGCAATCCTGAACCAGGATTACAAACGTCATACGAACAAAAGATCAAAGAAAAACGTGAAGTTGAATTGGAAAGTTCATTAAAACTAACAAAGGAGATACATGACGGAACAAATTGAATTAAGGACTAATCATAATGTACGAGTAGTCACTCTCGACACCTCTGAGAGGGTTCTAACTATCTTTGGTGAAATACGCACTGAAGATGAAGAACAAAGGGTTATTGGTTACAGGCTTCTCTATCCTTATTCCTTATCGTTAGGTGAGGTTAATGATGATGGAACAATTCCTATTCGTTATGAGAGGTGGTGTCCATATAGTCCTGTGGAAGAACACAAAATCGGTGGAGAACATATCATTAGTGTTGTCCTACCCGATAATGGTATACTAGATAATTATGTAA